GTGGCACGCGGCAGCGGCGGCGCGGGGGCGGCACGCCTACGTGGTGAAGAGCGTGGCGCACGCGCTCGCCATCGTCGAGAGCTTCCGCGGCGGCGTCGTGTGGCGCGAGTGAGAGGCAGATCATGGCGGAAGTAAGCATCGAGTGGGCGCGCGACGCGCGCGGCGTGTGGCGGTGGGCCGGTGAGTTTCTCGGCGTAGACCAGCGGGACTACCGCGGCATCGCGTGCAGCCACGGGCACCCGCTCATCCCTGTTGCGGGCGAATCAGGGAAGGTCGCACCGCACTTCCGCCATGAGACAACGGGCACGGGATGCACAGCCGAAGAGACCACGGAGCATTACCGCGCCAAGGAGCGCGTGGCCGCGTGGCTGAGCGAGTCGCCGGGGCGCATCGTGTGGATTGTGACGCCGTGCAGAACGGAAGGGTGCGGGCGGCGCGCCGAAGCAGCATGGGAGATCCCTGCGTGGTCGTCGGTCGCCGTCGAGGCGCGCGTGGGCACGCGGCGACCGGACATCGTGCTGCTCGACGGCGTAACGCCCGTGGCTGCAATCGAGATCATGCACACGCACCGCGTCGACGCGCGCAAGCGCGCGGACATGGCCCTCCCGTGGGTCGAGGTTACGACGCGCGAGATCGCGACGTGGGCGGAGAGGGCGATCGTGACAGAGCAGCGGAGCCTCGACGTCGAGGCCACTTGCGCGCGGTGTCGACGGGTCGCCGAAGATCGCGCCGCCCTCGACGCGCGGCAGGGAGCCGATGAGCGCGAGAAGGGCGAGCAGTGGCGAGCACGATGCGCGGCGTCGAAGCTGCATTGGGACGCCGTCTTCGCGGAGCCGTGGGCGCAAGCATACATGGCGCGAGCGAGAGAAAGCCCACGCGAAGAGTAGACGCGCGCATATATCTCGCGTATGCTCGGCGCATGAGTAACCGCACCCGGCCGAAGGCCATTCTCCTGCACCTCTCCGACGAGGAGCGCGCGCTCCTCGACTCCAAAAGCGCCGCCGTCGGGCTCTCCCGCGCCGACCTGATTCGACTCCTGCTCCGCGGAGCACTCCCTTCACAGGCCGCGCGATGACGGCTCCGGTCATCGAAGACGGCGCGCTCCAGTGCCCGCGATGCGGTGAGGTTTCCGGCCTGCATCACAAGACGGTGACTCTCGTCGCATGGGAGAGGTCGCGATGATGCCTGCGGTGAAGCTCTCGAAGCTGGGCCGAAGCGCCCTCATGTACGCCGCGCAGTACGGCTGGCGCGTGTTCCCGCTGCACTCAATCGACAACGGCGCGTGCACCTGCGGCGACGCGAAATGCACCGGCACGAAGCCCGGGAAGCACCCTCGTACGCCGAAGGGATGCCTCGACGCCACCACGGACACGGGTGTCATCCGCGGGTGGTGGGAGCGGTGGCCCGATGCCAACGTGGGCATCGCTACGGGCGGCGGGCTCGTGGTGATCGACGTCGACCCGCGGCACGGCGGCGACGATGGGCTCGTGGATCTGCGGCGCACCCTGGGCGACCTGCCCGACACCGTCGAGTGTCTCACCGGGAGCGGCGGGCGGCACATCTACGTCAGCGTGGGCGAGGGCGTGGTGGTGCGCAACAGCGCTGGCACGCTCGCGCCTGGCGTCGACATCCGCGGGGAGGGCGGCTACGTGGTCGCGGCGCCGAGCGTCCACACGTCGGGGCGCTCGTACGCGTGGGAGGCGAGCTCGAGGCCCGACGAGGTCGAGGTCGCGATCATGCCGGCGGCGTGGATCGAGGCGATCGTCAAGCGGCCGAAGCTGCGCGTGATCGCGGGCGGCAGCGGGGAGGCCATCGTCGAGGGCGGGCGCAACGAGACGCTGTTCAAGCGCGCGGCGTCGATGCGCGCGGCGGGCTTCGAGGAGCCCGCGATCCTCGCGGCTATCCTCGCGGAGAATGAGACGCGGTGCTCGCCGCCGCTCGACCCTGCCGAGGTCAAGGGCATCGTCAGCAGCGTGTGCCGGTACGCGCCGGGGCTCTCCGCGGAGTACGAAGCGAAGCGCGCCGAGGCGGCAGCGCGCAAGGCCGAAGCGAAGACGGAAGCGAGGCCCGAAGGCGAGGAGTCTTCGTGGTCGGATGAACTCTACCGGACACCGAAGGGGCTCGTGAAAAACACCTTCGCCAACCTGTGCACGATCCTGCGGAGCGCGCCCGAGTACGCGACGCTCCGCTTCAACGAAATGGCCGTGGTGCCCGAGGTCAACGGCGCGCAGATGACCGACGCGCAACTCGGGCTCGTGCGTGAGGCGATCGAGCGCAAGTATGGCTTCAGCCCCGGCGCGGACGCGCTCTCTCAGGCCATCGTCGCGGTGTCGTCGGAGCGGTCGCATCATCCTGTGCGCGAGTACCTCAGCGGGCTCGTGTGGGATCAACTCGCGCGTCTGGATACGGTGTGCGAGCGCATCATTCACGCGGAGCCGACGCCCATCAACGTCACCGTTGTGCGGGCGTGGTTTATCGCGGCGGTGGCCAGGGCGATGAAGCCCGGCTGCAAGGTCGACACGGCGCTCGTGTTCGTCGGCCCGCAGGGGTGTTTCAAGTCGACCTTCTTTCGCGTGCTCGCGGGGCGATACTTCTCCGACACCGCCGTCGATATCGAGTCGAAAGACGCGATGATGCAGATCAACGGCGCGTGGATCTACGAACTCGGCGAGCTCGACCATGTGACCTCGCGCGCCCACGCTGGGAGGCTCAAGGCCTTCGTTACGTCGCAGGTCGATAAGTACCGCCCGCCGTTCGCGCGCGCCGTTCTGCCGCAGCCGCGCAGCAACGTGATCGTTGGCAGCACCAACGAAGACCAGTTCCTGAACGACCCCACCGGCGACCGGCGCTTCCACTGCGTTCGCATCAACGGGCGTGTCGACATCGACGCGCTGAAGGAGGAGCGAGATCAGCTCTGGGCCGAGGCCGTGGTCGCCTACAACGGCGGCGAAGCGTGGTGGCTGACGCAGGAGGCCGAGGCCGCGCTGCGTGAGTCGTCGGAGGCCTTCCGCGTGGTCGACCCGTGGGAGGGCGCCGTCGCGACGTGGCTCGAGGTGCCGAAACTCGACACCGCGAAGGTCATCACGTCGCAGCGCATCCTGGTCGACGTGCTCGGGATGCGCTTGCAGGACGTGGATCAGAAGGCGTCCAATCGCCTCGCGGCGATTATGAAGCGGCTCGGGTGGCGCAACAAGGTCGCACGCGTCGAGGGCGGCACGCGCGTGGCCCGCGTGTGGGAGGCGGCGTCGTGATCGCTGTTACGGCGCAACACCCGTTTCGGTCTTTTTCTCCCCGGCAGGTCGATGCCTCACGGGAGGCTACTCCCCCTCGTCACTCCCCTACACGGGAGGCATGCGAGTGTAGCGAGTGTCACAACGTCTATGTACATAGCTATACAGTATACACATCTATCACTGTAACAATGTGTAACGCTGTAACTGTAGTGGTTTCAGAGAGTCGGAGCGCGCAAACGTCTACGTGCAAGGCATTCTGCGCGGTGGATCTCTGCGTGTTCGGCTGCGTGGCAGTGCGAGGGCGACGATGCGCGAGACCGCGTAGCAGCCCCGGCAGGGGCCGCAGAGGCGACGGGACGGGTAGAGACACGGGTAACGCCCGTTGCGCGGCCGCACGGGGCGGCTGCGGGCGATGGCGGGCAGTGGCGAAGGGAGCGACGAGGCGATGAGCGAGACAACGACTGAGACGTGGGCAGTGGTCGACGAGGCGGGCGCGATCCACGAGGTCGACGTGAGCGAGGGGCGCACAGGGTCGCCGCCGTGGGTGGCGCACGTCGCCGACGGCACGGCGCGGCGGTCGCTCACGAGCGCGCGCGACGCGGTGGTGCTGATGGCGCAGGCGCGGGGGTGGAGCGTCGCCGAGGTGCTCGCGCCGGGGCAGGTCTCGCGGGCTGGCATCGAGCGCGAGCGCGACGAGGCGCGGGGGCTGCTCGACAGCGTGCGCGAGGCCCTCGGCCCGACGTGCGCAGACGCGACGCACGAGGCGCTGCCGGGGCTCGTCCGCACGGTGGTGCAGTGCGACGCGGCAACGCACGAGTGGTGCGACGAGCAACGCGAGCAACTGCGGGAGACGGCGGCCGAAGTCGCGCACCTCGAAGCGCGGCGCGGGGCGCTGATCGCGGAGGTCGACCGGCTGGCGGCGCGCGATCGTGACGCGGGCGTGGTCATCGAAGACCTGCGCAAGATGCTCGCGGGGGCTAGCGTCGACCTCGCGGCGGCGCGGGATGACGCTGCGCAGGCGCGGCTCGACGGGGCGCGCGAGATGCGGGAGCAGCCTGTCGCGTGGGGTGCAATGCCGACGGCGGCCGAGGTCGCAGCGCACGTCGCCCGCGCCGAGCCGTACCCGCACGCGGGTGCCCCGTGGCTGCGTAGGTACATCGCGTTCGACGGCTCGGATGTGACCGGCATCGAGGTCGTGTACCTCTACGTCGACCGCGAGCGCGTGATGACGCGACGCCCGACGCATGGCGTCGTCTACGGCGCGACGGTGCGCGAGATCGCGAGCGAGTGGCGGCCGATCGACAGCGACGGCGTGGCCGTGCTCACGGGAGGTGCGCAGTGATCGCCCTCGCCGACAGCCGACTGACCGACGCCGACCTCGCGCGGGTGTGCCGCGCCCTCGCGCCGCTGCTCTGCCTCGACGCCGACCTGCGCTCGAGCGGGTGCGAGCCGAGGGTGCCGGGCGAGACCGCAGCGAAGCAGACGCCCGTAGAGCACGCGATCGACCGCGGCACCCTCGCGGCGGCGCGGGCCGCGCACGCCCGCCTCGACCGCTGCCGCGGGCACGTCGAGACGCTGCGATGGCTCGCGGCGCGCGGGGGCGAGCTCGCGACGGTGGCGGGGCTCGCGCAGATGCTCGCGGAGGAACGCGGGCCGGTGCCGCTGCGCGAGGCGCTCCCGGCTGCGTCGGCGGCGGCGCGCAAGGCCGAGGAGGGGCTGAAGTTCGCGCAGCAGCGGGCGCTCCCGGGCAAGGCCGCGCCGACGGTGGAGTGGCTGACGCGGGGCGGCGCCGAGGTGTCGCGGGCGCGGATCGCCGTCGAGTCGGCCAGGGCGCGCGAGACGGGGGCGCGGGCCGCGCTGGTCGCGTGGGGGCGCGCGAGGATCGAGGCGGCGGTGGTCGTGTGGTATGCTGCAGGGGAGGGACGATGAGCAACGCCGACGCACACCGGCAGCCGCCCGCAACCGTCGGCGCGATGGTGCGGTATTCAATGGTCGACTTCGGGATCGGCGCGCACCCGCTGCGGTCGGTGTTCGTCGAGCGCGTAGCGGCGGCGCTCGACGGCATGGGCCTTGGCGATGCGATCGACGGCGCGATCGTGCGCGGCACCGAAGCAGACCGCGAGGCCGTCGTGCGCCGCTGCCGCCGAGGGCTCCTCGTGCTCAACGAGAGCACCCGATGGGGCGTCGACCGCGAGCGCCTCGTGGTCGCGCTGGAGATCGCCGTGCGCGCGTGTGAAAGCCGCGAGGTGACGCCCGCCGTCGAGATGGCGCGGCTGTCGTCGCCCGTCGATGCGGACGGGGCGCCGGTGCGGGCAACCTCGGATTGACACGCTGCGGCAACGGGAGCACCCTCGCGCGGCTTGCTACGGCGGCGGGGTGCGAGACGTGGCGCTGTCGATTTGTCTTGCACGTCGCTTGACGCGCGAACGGTGCGACACGTAGGGTACGCAACAGCGCCACAGGTGTCTTCGCGGTTCGCCGCGCGGCAACAGGCGCTCGGGCCGCGCCGGACGTTATGCGGTGCGAGGGCGACGCTATCAGTCGCATTCCCGCCACTCGCGGGCAGCTACGACGCATGATCCTCACCGCACGCGACATCGCCGCCCTCCACGGGGTCAGTAAGCGCACGGCACAGCGCATCCTCGCGCGCGGTCGCGAAGCGAAGTCGCTCGCGGTCGTCGAGGCGCAGGCGAGCGGCGGCAACGGCGCGCGGCAGCGATGCTTCGGCGTCGAGGTCGAGGGCTGACGAATGGCGCGCAAACTGACACCAAACGCGCGCGCGTTCCGCTCCGAGATGCGGCCGGTGGTGCTCGACGCGCTCGCGAACGGCTCGACGTACCGCGCAGCGTGCGGCGCCGCGGGCATCCCGTGGGCAACGTGGATGCGGTGGTCGCGCGAGGTGCGCGCGGGCGAGTGTGACGACCCCGACGTCGAAGCGCTCGTGACCGACGCCCGCAAGGCCTTCGAGGCCGCGAACGTCGCGCTCGCTACGTCGATCCACGTAGCCACCGCCGACGACTGGAAGGCCGCCGCGTGGCTGCTCCAGCATCGGCAGGGCGACCCGAAGGCGCGACACGACGAGAAGCGCGCGCGGTACGAGGCCGAGGTCGCGAAGAACCGCGCCGCGGGTACGCACGTCGAGAACGTGCGCAACGTCTCCGATCTGACCGACGATGAAATCCGCGCCGAAGCGAAGCGACTCCTCGGCGTCGACCTCGACGACGACAAGCCGAGCGCGACTCACTGAGCTCCTCGCCGAGCTCAAGCGCCGCGAGCAAGCGGCAGCGCAGGCCGCTCGCTACGAGTGGGCACGGCACGCACGGCCAGAGCAACTCCAGCCCCCCGGCGAGTGGCGACGATGGCTGCTCCTCGCGGGCCGCGGCTTCGGCAAGACGCGTGTGCTCTCGGAGACGCTGCGCGCGTGGGCCACGAGCGGGCGCTACCAGCGCATCGCGCTCGTCGCACGCACCGCCGCCGACGTGCGCGACGTGCTCGTCGAGGGGCAGAGCGGCATCCTCGCGGTGTCGCCCGACGACGAACGCCCGACGTGGGAGCCCTCGCGCCGGCGCCTGACGTGGCCGAAGACGGGCGCCATCGCAACGACCTACAGCGCCGAGGAGCCCGACCAGCTTCGCGGCCCGCAGCATGACGCAGCCCTCGCCGACGAGGTCGCCGCGTGGTCACGCCCCGATGCGTGGGATCAGTTGCAGATGGGGCTGCGCCTCGGCACCGACCCCCGCGTGGTGGTCGCGACGACGCCGCGCCCGACGCCGCTGATTCGCTCGCTCCTCGCAGCACCCGGCACGGTGGTGACGCGCGGCGCGACGCGCGACAACGTCGCGAACCTCGCGCCCGGTGTCGTCGCCGACCTCGAGCGGCGCTACGCGGGCACGCGCCTCGGGCGGCAGGAACTCGACGGCGAGATTCTCGACGACTCCGCGGGTGCGCTGTGGCGGTGGCAGTGGATCGACGCAGCCCGCGTCGCCCGCGCACCGGACCTGCGCCGCGTGGTGGTCGCGATCGACCCCGCCGCGAGCTCGCACGACGACTCCGACGAGACCGGCATCGTGGTCGCGGGCGTGGGCCACGACGGCCGTGCGTACGTCCTGGCCGACGCGAGCGGGCGCTACCGCCCCGAAGAGTGGGCACGTACGGCGCTCGCGCTTTACCGCGAGCACAAGGCCGATGCGATCGTGGCCGAGGCCAACAACGGCGGCGAGATGGTCGCCGCAACGCTGCGCGTGCACGACCGCGGCGCCAACGTCCGCACGGTCCACGCGACGCGCGGCAAGGCGACGCGAGCCGAGCCCGTCGCCGCGCTGTACGAGCAGGGCCGCGCGAGTCACGTAGGCGCCCTCGCCCGCCTCGAAGATCAACTGACGACGTGGGACCCGGCGACGAGCCGCGCGAGCCCCGACCGCCTCGATGCGCTCGTGTGGGCGCTGACTGAGCTGCTCGTGGCGCACGACGCGACGCCCGCAGAGCAGCCCCGCACGCAGCGCTCCCGCCCCGCATGGGGCTTCTGACAATGCCCGTCGCCACACGCAACATCACCGCCCCCTCGCCGCAGGACCGCAACCAGAAGCGGCTCGGCGCAGGTCTCACGCCGCAGGCCATCACGTCGGTGATGCTCTCGGCCGACCAGGGGCGGATGGACCGGTGGGCCGACCTCCTCGACGAGATCCGGCAGGGCGACCCGCACCTGCACGGCGACCTGTCGAAGCGCGAGCTTTCGGTGTCGGGCGCGACCTACGAAGTGCGGCTCCCCGAAGGCGCGTCGAAGCGCTCCGGCGACCGCGCGCTGAAACTGTGCCAAGACGCGCTTGCGTCCGTCGACGTCGTGCCCGGCTCGCTCGGGCTGTCGATGCGCGGCGCGTGGCAGTCGCTGCTCACGTCGACCTACCACGGGCGCTCTGCCGTCGAGGTCGTGTACGCGCGCGACGGGCGCTACATGCTCCCGCGCAACCTCTACGCGATTCACCCGCGCCGCCTCGCGTGGTCGAACGAGTCGCGCGATTGGCGCCTGTACCTGTACGACGCGACGGTCGCGCTGACGCCCTTCGCACAGTTCCCCGGCGTGCCCCTCGACGACGCCGCAGCGTTCCCTCGCGGGAAGCTGCTCGTGCAGACGACGCGCTCGTTCGGCACGTACCCGACCCGCGAAGGCCTCGGCCGCGCGCTCGTTTGGTACTCGGCGTTCAAGCGGTGGAGCGTTCGCGATTGGCTCGCGTTCGCGGAGTGGTCGGGCCGCGGTATGCGCGTCGGCAAGTACGCGACCGGCCGCGACCCGAAGAATCCCGCGCGCGCCAACGGCGAAGACGTCGCGGCGCTGCAAGAGGCGCTCGAGGCGATGTCGTCGACCGTCACGACGGTCATCCCCGACGTCACCGACCTCACGGTGATCGAGGCGAAAGACAACGGCGTGCACGCGGAGTTGATCAAGCTCTGCAACGGCGAGATGTCGAAGTGCATCCTCGGCGGCACGCTCACAAGCGACCCCGGCGACAAGGGCGCGCGCTCGCTCGGCGAGGTGCACCTCCGCGCGATGTACCAGTTGCTCGCGAGCGACGCGCAAGGCCTCGCCGAGACGATCCGACGCGACCTCTTCGCGCCGCTCGTGCGGCTGAACCTCGGCGACAACGCCCCGGTGCCGACGATCATGTTCGCGGTCGAGCCGCCCGAGGATGCGAAGAGCAGAGCCGAGCGGCTGTCGATGTACATGGACCGCGGCCTCACCGTGCCCGCCTCGTGGGTGCGTGATCAGGAGGGCGTTCCCGAGCCCGTCGTCGGCGAGCCCGTCGTCGGCAAGGTGCAGCCTGCCCTCGCAACGCCCGCGGACGTGTGACCGTGGCCGCGTACGACGGCATCAACTTCGCGCCGCCCGCGGGCGTGCGCAGCGCCCTCCGTCGCGGCCTCGCGCTGCACGAGCAGGGGTTCTCGGGCGACGGCATCCAACCGGACACCGTCGCATGGGCGCGGCGTCTCGCGGCGGGCGAGAACGCGAGCCCCGACAAGGCCCGCAAGATGGCGCGCTTCTTCGGGCGCAACAGGCGCTTCGCTCGCGCGCCGAAAGACTCGCCCGCGTGGGTGTCGTGGCTCCTGTGGGGCGGCGCGGCGGGCGACTCGTGGTCGCGGAAACTGGTGCGACAGATGGACTCAAGACAGCAGATGAATCGACGCCTCCCCGGCGTGCCGGTCTCGCTCGCGAAGGCGCAGGCAGAGAGCCCGTGGAACGTCCTGGCCTACGAGGTCGCGCTCAAGGGTCGCGGCCCCGGCGTCGCCCTTGCGCGCGCCGACTTCGCGCAGTGCGTTTCCAACTTCGAGCGGTGGGGCAAAGAAGTGCCCGTGGTGCTCTACCACGCGGACACCAAGGACGCGGCGCACCCGCTCAGCCGCGCCGCGCACGCATGGATCACCGCGATGCGCGTGGGCTCCATGGTGCGCAACGGCGCCACGGTCGCGACGCTTGAGGCGCGCTTCCGCTGGGTGAACGAAGCGACCCGCGCCCAGGTCGAGACCGGCGAGATCGCCTACGGCTCCGTCACGCTGGTGCAGAACGGCACCGACGAGGAGACGGGCGACCGCGTGGGCTCGTACCTCTGGAGCTTCAGCCTCACCAATAACCCCGCCCTCGTCGACATCCCGCGCATTGCCGCGGAGCGGTACTACGGCACCGTTTCAAGTGCCGACGACGTGCTCACGATGCTCCGGTGCGTCCTGCGCCTGCCCGTGACCGCGAGCGTCGACGACGTGCGCGCCGAACTCGCGAAGCTCGCGGCGATGGTCGCGGCGGGCGACGAAGAGGCCTCGGGCGTCGACTTCGACGACATCGTCGAGAGCATCGGCGAGGCCATGCGCCTGCCCGCGCTCACGACCGCGCCCGAAGTGGTCGCCGCCGCCCTCGCGGCCCTCGACAAGATGAACGCCCCGGCATCCGCCGCGGGCACAGGTTCGGCGGATGACCCGCCGATGAACGGCGGCCCGAGGGTCGCCACGGAGAAGAGCCACATGGCACAGATGATGACCCTCGCGGCGCGGCTCGGCATCGCCGCCGCGAGCGAAGAGGATGCCTCGGCGGCCATCGCCGCCCGCGCGCAGGAGACCGCCGACGTTCGGCGCGCGCTCAACCTCACCAGCGACGCCACGGGCGCCCACGTCGCCGCGAAGATCGCGGAGCTGTCGGGCCTCTCGGTGAAGGTCGCCTCGCTCACGACCGAGCTCGACGCCGCGAAGGCGCGTGAGTCGGAGCGCGTGGAGCTCGACGTCGCCGCGCACCTCGACGCGATGATCGCCGCGCAGCCCGCGCTCAAGCCCGTGCGCGCCTCGCTGGAGTTCGCCGCCCGCGCCGACTTCGCCGCCTTCGCGAAGGCCAACCCGCTGCCGCGCGCGAGTGCCGCGCAGACCTCAACGCTCACGCAGCGCGTGACCGCGCTCGCGGCCTCCGTCGACGGCACGCCCTCGAACGTGGTCGCCATGCCCGCCCGCCACAACGACGCCGCGGGCGCTCGTGCGCGCGAGCTCATGGCTGCTGACAAGACCCTCACCCTCGAAGGCGCGCTGAAGCAGGCTTCGCGCGAGATCAAGGCGGCACGCTGATGGGCCTCTCCAATCGCTTCCCCGGGCAACTCGTCCCCGTCGCGTCGGAGTCGATCCTGACCGACGGCATGATCGTCCGCGTCGGCTCGGCCGACAACACCGTGCGCCTCCCCGGCGGCGCCTCGCCGACGACGTCGCTCCTCGGCTGCATGATGCGCCCCGACGGCTCCGCGTGTGCCGCGGGCGACACCATCGACCTCGTGCTCAACGGCGTCTACCCGCTCATCGCGGGCGGCACCATCACGCGCGGCGACTGGGTCACCTCGGGCGGCACCGATGGCTCGGTGATCACCGAGACCGCGAGCGCGGGCGTCAACGTGGCCGTCGTCGGTCAGGCGCTCGAGAGCGCCGTCTCGGGCGACCGCGTCGCCTGCACCATCAACCCCTTCATGAAGCAGGGCGGCTGATCCATGGATTCACAGATGCACGCGCTCCAGATGGAACTGCTCATGGCGCACGGCCTCAACGCCGCGCAGGCCGCGAGCGTGATCGAAGCCTCGTTCTCGCCGTCGTCGGTTCACGTCGACGCGCCCCTCAGCAACTTCGCGTCGACCATCCGCAACCGCGACATGATCGCGGACATGGTGATGCCGATCGTCGACGTGCAGAAGCCGTCGGACAAGTTCTTCAAGTACGGGGCCGACACGTTCTTCGAGGAGCAGTCGGCCACGCTCACGGGCGCCGAGGCGATGCCCGGCCGCGTGCGGTACACCATCTCCACCGACAACTTCAGCACCGTGGACTACGGGCTGATGGACTTCGTGAGCAACAAGGAGATCGAGTCGGCCGACGCGCCGATCGACCCGCAGATGCACGCCGTCAAGGTCGTGACCTCGCGGCTCGACATCGCCAAGGAGCGCCGCGTCGCGGGCATCGCGTTCGCCTCGGGCTCGTACGGCTCGAACACCGCCGCGCTCTCGGGCGCCGACCGCTGGGACACCAACACCAGCGACCCCGTGCAGAAGATCGACGACGCGATCGAGGCGTGCGACGAGCGCCCCAACATCATGGTCATCGGCGCGCAAGCGTGGATGAAGCTGAAGAACCACCCGAAGCTCAAGGAGACGATCCTGTCGCGCTCCTCGACCATCTCGGGCGCCACGCCCGACCGCGTGACCACCGACCTCGTGGCCGCGCTCTTCGAGCTCGACGCCGTGTATGTGGGCCGCGCGAAGTACGTCTCGTCGCGCGAGGGTCAGTCCTCGACGAAGGGATACATCTGGGGCAAGTCCTGCGCGCTCATCCGCGCCACGGACAACCCTGGCCCCCGCGAGACCGCGGTGTTCGGGAAGCAGTTCCGTTTCGGCCCGCGCGAGACGCAGACCATCGAAGCGCCGCTCCCCGGCAAGTCGGGCGGCATGTACGTGAAGGTGACGGAGTCGCTCGACGAGAAGGTCGTCGCGGGCTCGGCCGCAGGATTTCTCTACACGACAGTAGTGAGCTGATGTCCCGCCGCAGTCAGAACCGCCCGCAGGAGTCGCGTAGCGTGCCCGTGCGTGCGTCGGAGTCCGTCTCCGCGCCCGTCGTCGCGCCCGAGCCTCCTGCGGCCCCTACGGAGCCCGCAGACGCGGTGCCTCCTGCGCCCGAGCGCGTGCGGTTCCGCGCGCGGGTGCGCATCCACGCTGGCGTCACCTACGAGGTCGGCGAGGAGATCCCCGAGACCGTCGCGACGGACGGACTCACCGAGGGCATGGAGTACGACCGTGGCTGAACTCACCGCGATCATCACCGCGGCCGACGTCACGGGCCGTCTCTCGACGCAGGCGTATGCACGCCTCTTCGCCAAGAACGGCGGCGCGACGGCGGACACGACGTTTCGCGACCTGTGCATCGCGGAGACGAACAGCCGCATTCGCACCCTCACGCGCGCGGCATTCCCCGACGGCCTCTACCTCTCGACGGACACTGTTGACCCCGAGGTGACGGGCCGCGGCGTGGACATCGTCTGCATGATCGCCGCCTCGCGCCACACCAGCGCAGGCGCGACCGCGGGCGACGAGAGCGGCGCGTACCTCTCGCACGGCAGAGCAGCCGAGCGTTTCTTTCGCGAGATGTCGCGCGACGCCGATGCGCGCCCGCCGAACTCCAACGCGAGTGTCGGCGACGCACGCCCGCGTGCGGCGAACACGAACCTCGTCGACTCCGCGAACATGCCTACGAACCCCTACACCCGCGCCGCAGACCGCCGCGACGGGTCGGCGTTCTGACCGTGGCCGAGTGGCTCGACGCGGTCGACGCGATGCGCGCCGCGCTCTCCCGCGCGCTGCCTCCCGCGCTCACCGCGGGCGCGAAGGTCGTCGCGGCCTACGCGAAGGCCAACCACCCCTACACCAACCGCACGTTCCGGCTGCAGACGCACACGGAGTGGCAGTTCACCGACGGCTCGCTCGCGAGCGGCTACGTGATCCAGGTGCACGGCGGGATGCCTTACGGCTCGTTCGTCGAAGAGGGCACGTCGCGCAATCGCCCGTACCCGTACCTTCGCCCCGCGTGGCTCGCGATGGGGCAGACCATGGCTGAGATCGTCGCCGCCTCGATGGTGGGCGCCGTGCAGAACGTCCAATGAGCGCCGCCACACTCGCAACGATCGAGCTCGCGCTCTACACCGCGCTTTCGGGGCTGCTCACGAACGTCACCACCGGGCCGACGACGGCGCGCCCCTTCGCGTGCGTCGGGCGCTACGCCGGGCCGGTGCCGCCCGAAGGCCTCGCCGAAGCCGCCGCGCAGTACCCCTGCGCGATGCTGCGCTTCGACGAAGACCTCTCGACGCGCGACGTGATGGGCTACGGCGCGGCGTCGATCGAAGACCGCGCCCTGTCGCAGTTCTCGGTGCTCGTGGCCGTCGAGGATGCCCGTGCGATCGACGACGGCATGGTGGGCGACACGAACGCCCCCGGACTCCTGCGGCTCGTGGACGCGGTCATTGCCGCGTGCAACGGGCTCGTGGCCGCCGACACGCACATGAACCTGTCGACGCGCTACGCGGGCACCCGCGCGGAGCTCATCCGCCGCGGCGCCGTCTACGTCTACGCCGTGCGCTTCGAGGCGACACGCGACGCCGAAGCCGCGACCTACGACAGCAGCGCGGCCGTCACGATCCCCGCCGTCTACAGCGACATCAACCTCGAGGGCACCGGCACCGCGCCGAACCCGCTCGTGCAGATCGTCTCTGACACCACCCCGTGAGCAACGACACCATGAAGACCATCAACGTGCGCGCCGTCGGCGATGCGCGGCTCCCCGTGCCCGGCTCGACGTCGGCGCGCTACGTGGGCCGTGACCGTCGAGGCGAGATCATCCCTGAGGGCGTCACCGTGCCCGACGACAGCTACCACCGCCGCGCCCTCTCGCGCGGAGAGATCGAGGCCCTGTGAGCATCAACGTCCCCGGCGTGCCCCCGTCCCGCAAGACGCCCGGCATCACGTTCAACGTCGTCCTCGGCGGCCCTGGCTCCTCGAGCGGCAGCGCCACGAAGACGCTCATGCTGCTCGGGAACATGATCGGCACCGCCATCACCGGCGCCTCGCCCGCGCTCTCCGTGGCCGCGGGCACCGCGACCGTGGCGACGCCCGTGTTCGTGGCGTCCGACTCCGACGCGCAGACGCTCTTCGGCGCGGGCTCGGAGCTGCACCGCATGGCCCTCGCCGTGTTCGCGCAGTACCCCGACGCCTCGCTCTACGCGTGTCCCGTGGCCGACGCGGGCGGCGAAAAAGTCCATCTCGTCTGTGTCTCCGCCGGGACCTGGGATGTCGTCAGCTACTCCGGCACTTGGACCGCTG